CGGTGCGGATGAGCTCCTCTCCCGGCGCTTCGGGTCCACGCGGCACTGTTTTACTGAAAGGAAGCACCGTGAAACCCAGCATGAAAGAGCAGATCGCCTCCTACGAGGCGAAACGAGCGGCACACATGGCGCGGATGGACGCGCTCATGGAGCTCTCGAATCAGGAGGGGAGAACCCTCACCGAGGCCGAGCAGCAGGAATACGACGGCCTGGCCACCGACGTCGACACCATCGACGGACATCTGCAGCGCCAGCGTGATCACGAGAAACGCATGGCGGTCAGTGCGACAGCTGTCAACGCGAAAGCTGCGGGCGCGGACGGCTCTGCCGGCGCGGATCCGGCGAAATCGTCCTCGCAACGCGGGGCTCCGGCCAGGGAGCAACAGAGCTACATCACTGTGAATTCGCGCGTCGACAAGGCGATCCCCTTCACGCGATATGTGCGCGCGCTCGCGATGGCGAAGGGAAGCCTTACGGGCGCCCTCGCGATCGCGCAGAACAACAAGCAATGGCAGGATCAGACACCCGAAGTCGCGCAGGTGCTCCTGGCCGCGGTAGCCGCAGGCGACACAACGACCGCGAGCTGGGCGTCGGAGCTCGTCTACAACCAGAACCTGGTGAACGACTTCATCAATTTCCTGCGCCCGATGACAATCATCGGCCGGATCCCCGGGCTCACGAACGTACCTTTCAACGTTCGCGTCGCAGGCGCGACCTCGGGCACATCGGCAGGGTGGGTCGGGCAAGGCTTCCCGGCGGCCGTCTCGAAGATGGCGACGAACGCCGTCACGCTGGGCATCGCAAAGGCGGCAGGAATCGTCGTTCTCGATGCGGAGCTGATCCGATCGTCCGCCCCGAGCGCTGAGTTGCTGGTGCGCAACGACCTCGCGAAAGCGGTGTCGCAGTTCGTCGATACTCAGTTCGTGTCCCCGGATGTGGCGGCGTCCGCGAACGTCTCGCCCGCGTCCATCACCAATGGCGTGAACCCGACGGCCGCAACCGGAACCACGGGTGCGACGCTGAGGACCGACGTCCAGACGCTTTTCAACATCTGGATCCAGGCCAATCTCGACCCGAGCGGAGGCGTATGGATCATGACGCCGACGCAGGCTCTGGCGATCAGCCTCATGCTGAACGCGCTCGGCCAGTCGCTCTTCCAGGGCCCGGGAAACACCATCAACATGAACGGCGGAACATTCTTCGGTCTGCCGGTCGTGACCTCGCAAAGCTGCCAGATGATCGGCAGCCCGGTAGTCGGCGAGGGGCAGATGATCATCCTCTTGAACGCGCCCGAGATCATGCTGGCCGATGACGGCCAGGTGACGATCGACGCGAGCGCAGAGGCTTCGCTGCAGATGCTGGACAACCCGACCAACCAGTCGACCGCGGCGAGCGGTGGCCCGACGCCTACGACCGTCGTCTCGATGTTCCAGACGAATTCGGTCGCGCTTCGCGCCACACGCTTCGTCAACTGGGTCAAGCGGCGTCCCATCGCGGTGCAGTACATCAAAGACGCGGCGTACGTCTCGTAACGAACTCCTCCGTAGGTGGAATCTTCCCCCGGCTCCGGCCGGGGTTTTTTCGAGGCCTGTTCCGATTCAGGGAGCTGGCCGCGAAAAGACGTAACTCCAGGAGCTCCTGGTCCAGATGATCAATATCTTCAAGGTCGTCGCCGAGACTTACCGGCGCACCAAGGCCCTGACTTACGTGGATTCGACCGCCGGCGGCAGCGGCGGCTGGTTCGGGATCATCCGCGAGGCATGGGCTGGCGCTTGGCAGGCGAGCCTGGTGCTGGATGCGCCGAAGAACATCCTCGCTTTTTCCGCCGTCTACTCGTGCGTCTCCCTCATTTCGTCGGACGTCGCCAAGTGCGAAATCTGCCTTAAGGCGGAGGGCGACGACGGCATCGACACCGAGATAACGACCGGTCCCTTCGTCGCGGTTCTGCAGAAGCCGAACGATTACCAGACGCGGTTCCAGTTTGTAGAGCAGTGGATCACGCAAAAGCTGCTGCATGGCAACGCATACGTCCTGAAGGAGCGCGAACCGCAGCGCGGCATGGTGCGCGCTCTGCACGTTCTCGATTCGCAGCGCGTGAAGACGCTGATCGCGGAGGACGGGAGCGTCTTCTATCAGTTGATGCGCGATGACCTGGCCGGTGTTGGCTCAGACGAGCCCGCGTTCCCCGCAAGCGAAATCATCCATGATCGGATGACGTGTCTCTTCCATCCGCTAGTCGGCGTGTCGCCAATTTACGCTTGCGGCCAATCGGCCACGATGGGCAACAAGATCCAGGCCAATAGCATAGCGATCATCAAAAACATGGCCAGCCCGAGCGGCCATTTCACGTCGCCTAACAAGATCGACGACGAGACGGCCGCCAGGATGAAGAAGGACTTCGAAGAGAAGTTCGGGAACGGCAACCTCGGACGCGTCCTGGTCACCGGCGTCGGCCTCGAATACAAGCCGATGCCCAAGGGTCTTTCGGCGATGGACGCGCAGCTGATCGAGCAGCTCAAATTCACCGTCGAAGACGTCGCGCGCGCCTTCCACATGCCAATGTTCAAGCTCGGAGGCGACGTCCCGCGCGGTAGCACAGTCGAGCTCCTGGGCATCGTCTATTTCACGGACTGCATTCAGGCCCAAGTCGAGTCGATCGAAGCATGCCTGGATGAAGGCCTCGAGCTCCCGAGCGACAAGCACACCGAGCTCGACCTCGATGCACTGCTGCGGATGGACAACACAGCACTGGTGACGGCCGAGGCCGAAGCGGTGAAGGGCGGCATAAAGGCGCCGAACGAATCGCGCAAACGCCTGAACTTGCCCCCGACTGCCGGCGGCGAAACGCCATACATGCAACAGCAGAACTTCAGCCTGGCCGCACTCGCGAAGCGCGATGCGAAGGCGGATCCGTTCGAGACGACCGCCAGCTCAGGCGCAGCTGGAGGCAGTGGGCCCGCGAATGAGCCTGCGGAGCAGGATGCTTCTGCTCTCTCCGACGAGCTCGTGATCTATGGCCTGCACGATGCAACAGAAGAGCTACAGGCGTCTGCGCAGTGAGATCTCCAGCGGCGCTCTAGGATGTCGAATAGCAGCCGAGGGCGTCGCCTGATCTACCGTTGCCAATTCTGTCAAAAGCGCGCTACGGGGAAACTGACCGGCGGCCTATACGCCGGGTGGCTCACATGCGGCTCAGGTCCATGCGGAGTGCGTCTTCAGCAAGAAGAGCAGGAAAAGAAACTCAACCTTGAAAGGAGAGCAGCATGAAGAAGCTGGCTTTGATCGCGGCCGCGATTCTGGCGCTTGCAGTGGCGCCGTCGCTTGCGGAAGCGCAGGTGACGCATGTCACCATCGAAGGCGGGACGATGTCGTTCAACTTCCCCGCCAACCAGGACACGCTTGTCTCGCACTTCGAAATGTGCGTCGCGGTCGGTGCCACGCCGGTCGCGTGCACCTCCGCGTCGACAGGTTTCGCGCCGGTGAGCATCACGAGCAAGGCCGCGGATCCGACCCAGCCGAGCCTGAATCTCTACAAGGTCGGTCCTCCGCTTCCGGCGGCGCTCGTGCCGAACGCAGCCGGGCAGAGCACGCTCATCGTCGTGCGCGCCTGTACCGGAACAGCTGTCGGATCGGGATGCGCTGCGGTGAGCGCCTCGGCGGCTTTTATCTTGGACCTGAGCAGCCCGACCAACCTCAAGGTCCAGTAGCGAAGCGGTCGTTGTGGCAGAGATTCATCGATTGGCTGCTCGAGCTGCTCGGTTTCTGAATCGCCGCGCGTTCCTTCGCGCGAGCGCGGCGCTCGGTCTGCTGCCAGTCGCGGCCGCCGCGCAGCTCGTTGCGCCGAGCAATCTCTCGGTGCATGCCGCTGGGGGCCCAGTGTGGATCAAACCTTTCCCGCCGGACCTGCTGCGCTTCTTCCACGGGCAGCCCAAGACCGTTGACATCACCCAGTACGTTACCGGTGCGGTCAATATCGTGCTGGTCGGTCCGCCGCTGCCGCCGGGCATCACCTTTAACGGCCGGGCCTTCGTCTACGACGGCGTTGGCGACGTGAGCGGCTTCATCACCGGGCTCTCGCTGGTGGCAGACGACGGAGGAGGTGTTATCTAACATGCCTGTGAACATAAAGGGAAGGCGCAACAATGGGGAAAGCAAGTTCATGCCGGGCGATTACGGCCTAGTCGATGGAATATGGATGGGCAAGCCGCCTGGCATGCCTCATCACGTGGTCGATGCCTTGCCTGCAGACCGGGTGAAGGAGAACGCGGACGGCAGCATAACTGTCTCGCAGCCTCTGGTGCTAGGCGAAGGCGATGACGAATGGCGCGGAACGTTGCAGGACGGCATCTGGAGCCGAGCGTAGCCAAAAATAGGAGAACCAAAGTGTCAGAGTTTCAAATCAGCGCCTCGCTGAAAGCAGATGGCGCGGCATCGCAAGAGAAACAACAACAGCCTCGCGCCGAGATCCACATTCGAAAGTGCCGCTACGGACTGATGGCATTCTTTCCGCATGACTTCTACCTCGGCGGGGCGCTGGAGCGCTACGGTGAGTATGCCGAGGACGAGTCCAGGGTTCTGCAGGGGTATGTGAAGCCCGGGGACATTGTCGTCGAGGTCGGCGCCAACATCGGCTGCCACACGCTCGCGCTCGCGCAGTGCGTCACGAATGCCGGTCGCGTCTTCGCGTTCGAGCCGCAGCGGATCATCCACCAGATGCTGTGCGGCAACCTGGCCATCAATGGAATCTGGAATGTCATTGC